CGCGCTGTTTTAGGTTGCTTTTTTAATTGTCATGACAGCAGAGCAATAACAACTTGGGCCATTGTTAGTCGCATATGCTGTGCCATTGTAATTTGTTATTGTAAAATTTTTCGTACTCGGATTCGGAACCCATTCTGTCCCATTATGCCAGGCTACAACCTCCTTGTCATTAAAATACGAGTAATCTACGTAGTTGCCATTTGCATATCGCGCCGGAGCTCGCGACATAGAAATGTAATTATTATAGAAATAGTATGTATTAGCTAAATCGCCTCCAGGCTGGGTATACCAAATTTCGATGGTTGGATTATCTTCTGTCTCATACTTAACCACAGATAATGTGCGAGCATCAGACATGTTATTTTGTATTTCTAGGTTATTATTATCTACATTTTGTACAAGGCTGAACATGTCGTTATTCGGTTGCCAAACACCAAGTGCACAACGCTCTGTAACAGTATAAAATTTAGATGCGTCATACGGTATTGTTTGACCGTTTTTATCATAAGCTGTCGTAGATGTATGGCCTGTAATGGTTACAGCAGCTTGTTCAGAGCCCACTGAATTAACGTACGCCATTTTCGGCAATCCTAGCGGCAGACCGACGACTCGAAGCCTCGGTCCACTGTCTTTTATAATCACGCGAAGCGGCATAACTTACTATTCCTCCGGGGGCTGAATGCTTGTAACTGAAAGCGCCTGCGTCTCGGCGTCGTACACGTCCACTAGAATCTGCTTGACGAGATCCACGTCCTCGCGCATAACTTCCATATCACTCCCGAGTTCTTGTATTTTTTCCCAAAGTTCATCTATTGTCATTTTCGCAATTCCTTATTATTGGCAACTCTTACGAGGTCATAAACTTCACTGATCGGCGTGTGGTATAATTCCAAAAGCGAGCAATGGAAATAAATTGAAAGCTGCCCTATAACTTTTTCAATGTTCGAAGTATCAAAACAAGTATTCGGAGAGCGCGACCTCCGACAAACAAAGCGCGTCTTTTATACTGAGTAAAAGGGCGTCGTTAAGCGTCAAATCGCGTGTACCCTTAATCGCCGCCGCCCACGCAATCCCCGTTCGCATTTCCGAATCGAGGCGCGGGCTTAAAGCGTCCGAACCCACGGCGAGGTCTTTAGCTTCGCAGGTTAATTGCTTGACACGTTTTGCGACCTTTAAATCCGCAAGGGATAGTGACTCAAAGTCCAAATGTAATATTTTAATGCCGTTGATCGGAGTTTGTAATTCGTAATCCACCATTACTTGTACCTTCAAAGTGTAACTGCGTTTCGTCTATTTCGCCGGGGCATTGTGTGCTTCGTAAGTCCCGATGGAAGAAAACGCCGCGTTTATGTAATTCAGGGTCGTGAATTTGATATTTATTGCAAAGATATTTCACAAGTTCATTCAAAGACTCATATTGATCCGTTGTGATTTCTTGGCCACTACCGCGGATGAGATCAATCCCGAGACTGCGCGCGTTATGCGAGACGCAGTGCCAAGCGACATATTTTTCGTCAAGCAAACTATATACAATACCGTCGCGGTCTATCATGAAATGAGTGCTGCACCCGTTAGAACGAAGTGCACGAATGCAGGATGTAACCGAACGCGTCCACGAATGATGAATTATAATTTCCGTGACTGTATCGCCGCTTTTACGATGCCCATGTCCAAGGTCTTTGGTTTTATACTTTTCGGATAATTGCATAATAAACCCTCCGCCTAAAAGTAACTATTTAATGGATTCTCGCCAAGTTTGCAACGATTCAGGGCCGTAGAGAAGTAAATTATGCTCGTGGAATACGGGTAGTACGGCGTGTTCGGGTCGGGCGCCTCGGCCGATACCTCGGAGATATCCACTGTTTTACAATTTCGCAGCGCTCGCAGATTCAATTCCATGAATCGTAACGACTCCCGAAGTAGCTCGTTCTGAGTCGTGATAGGGTCGCCGACGGCGCCGAGCTCGAAGAGATCGTCGTTACCTTCGATACGTTTTGCAATTTCTGCGGGGTTAAATGCCGAGTCGACGACACACATTTCAAGCGCGCATTGTGCTACGCCGTCCCCGTCAATCTGCGAAACTGTAAGAACGGCGCAAGGGCATTTCGTAGGGAAACCACCGCGCATCTCACCCGTTAAGACATTAAGCTCGTAAAGAGTGGGCGTTGCCGTCTCAAAACCACTCGGCGATTCTTCCGACTTGAATTGTACACAATAGCGCTCGCGCGCGTAGACCGTTCGGAGATGGGTTGCAATCGAATGAATTTGATCAATAATCGAAACAATAGGCGTTTCCATGTCTACCTCGCACCGCCTTTGGTTAAGTGTATCGTGGCAATCCCTAGCTCGTCGCCGACGTCTACGACTGAGTAGGCCTCGCCATTTATAATTGCGCGCATCCCAGCCGACCACTCGAAGCCCCCGTCGAGCGGGTATTTGGTGTAAAGCGTCCAACTCGTCGACTGCAACGGGGCTTTGTGATCGGCGTTATTTTCGATCGTGTTTTGCTGCAGGCTCCCGATAATCGTTACAGCCTTGGTTCCGCTTTGGATGTGTAACTCGTCGCAAAAATCCGTAGTGCGCAGAAATACCGAAAAAATATCCTGTGCCATTCGATCCTTCAGTGTCATTGCTTATCCCCCAACCGTTGCCGTTTTGCGTACGTAACTATTCGAGGCCGTCGCGCGTTCAAGTGAAGTCGTCGTTGCCGGCCCCGCAATATTATAATTCTGAGTCGTATTATACACTGTGGAGCTACTATTTGTAATCGGATTATTTACATTCGGCTGCGGCGCCACCGAGGCCACCGCGATGGCAGGCTTGTCGTCGTCTCCCGTGAAAAAGTTTACGAGGTCTAAAAGCCCGTCAACCAGAAATTTTATAACTGGCGAAAGTACGTCGAGGACCTTTTTCAATACCGTTAAGACCGGATCGAGCAACTTTAAGAGCGGATCGAGTAAGGGAATAACCGTTTCGAAAAGCGAAAGCAAGCCGTCCACAATCTTATCGACCATTGACATATCTACGGCGCTCGTTATTTTGTCGAGGACATTGTTCACGATCGGAAGGAACTTCACCAACATTTCGTCCTTTTTCAATTGCAACTCGCGCAGCTTCTCTGCGATGGATTGCGCCGAGGATTCCCCAATGACACCGCCTTCCGTGATCGCGGCGATCATCGTTCCCTGATTGGCAATACGTTGTCGAAGCTGCAGATCGCGTGTAAACCGCGTGAAGTCCGTTGCGTTGAAGGCTTCGACGAAGTCCCCGCCTTTTTTAACGACCGCCCGCAGCGCCCGCTCCGTTTCTTCTTCCGACAAGCCGAGCGCTTGAAGTTTGCTATATGCGAGCAAGTATTCACGTTGCGAAATGTCGCCGCGTGTCACAAGCCGAGACTTCATCGACGCATTGATTGCGCTCGTAATATCGGCGACACCTGTTTGTTTGCGTATCTGTTCAATTGCTCCGCTTAGCCGTTGAATGTCTGACGTACCCCCCTGGGTGCGCGAAAGTAGCAACGCCCCCGCGCCGGGATTTTGAATTTCAAGCGACGCCGCCGCCACGATATCGGAAGGATTGCGGGACAACGACGAAACGTTGTTGATTGCCGCAATGATCGTCGAGTAGTCCGCGCCTGTCTTAACAAAAACTTTATCGGCGAGAGACGGGTCAACGCCCGCCTTTAACGACTTCAACGCCTTTTCTTTTTCGGCTTGCGCTTCGGCTGACCCCGCTACCGCCCCGAATATCATACCACCCGCCGCCGCTGCAACCCCGCCGCCTACCGCAGCCACTTTCCCGACACCGCTTGCGACCTTCGCAGCCGCCCCCGCAGCCTTTTTGATTTTGCCGTAAAGGGCGAGACGCTTCTCGAGCGCTTTGTTTTGCTTTTCCTCGGCCTGCCGTTGCTTCTCGGCTGCGGCTGCGTCCGCTTGACGTTGCCGACCTATTTTCGTTTGCAGCTTCGCCTCGGTCTGTGACGCTTTAATTTCCGCGCGCGCCGTGGAGAGCTGCCGAATCTTTAGCTTGACGCGCTTTAACTCTTGCTCTCGTTGATCCTCGGATAACTCCGCGTTGCGTTCGATGGCGGATTGCTCTCGAAGTAACTGCGTGATTTGATTATCACGATCCCGGAGCTCTCGCTTAATGATCGCATCATATTCGCGTTCAAGCGCTGCGTTGTCCTCCATTTGGTCCGAGAGGTGAACAAACGCCTTGTTTAGATCGTTTAAGGATTGCCCCGAGTCGGCGAAGGCGTCGCGCAAGTGCTGGATCGCCTGTTTACTCTGCGCGGATTGTTCGAGGTTTAGATCAATTTCATACGTATGTTTACTCGCCATGATCGCCGCCTATATATAGCAAAGTGTTAAGGACATTTGACCTGTAATAAAGTCAATAGAATAGTCGTCCACGAGGCACGACACGCGTTTATTTGAATATTTCACCGAGACGACCGAATGTTGGCGAATTCGAGGATCATACGGAACAACGAGTGAGACTGAGTGCTGCTTGTAGCGAGCAAGCGCGAGCACTTGCGCCGCACGATTTGTGGACGACTGGAACGTCGACTCCACTACGATCGGCGAGCCTTCGCCCGCCCTGAATTCGTGCACGCCGTCGCGAATTATGACCTCGTTCGTCGGTGCAGAGAAAAGGTCGTAGTCGATAAAGTAACTCAAATCATTGTCCTCGGGGATCCTTTCAGGGACCTCCGAGATCGTTAAATGATCCCCTCGGAAGCTCGCTAATAAACCGCAGGAACGGAGAATACCGTTTAACACGTCTGTAGGGGCCTCTACGGCTCGTAAATAGTCAACAGTAATATCATTGGCCTTGTACTCGACAAAACCCAACAGAGACAAAATAACCGCCTTTAACGAGGTGTTCAGGAAAGACGACGTTTTTGGCGTGGCGAGCTCGGGCGGGAATATTGAAAGTTCGAGTGTTAATTCGTTGCCGATCCGAAGCGCGCCGCTTGCCGCGTAAAATGTCCCATATCCTTCGATCGCAACTGTACCGCCCCCCTCGATAAACCCGTCAAGCCACCCCATAGCGCTCGCTTTATCGCCGCCTTCACTGATCGAAAGCGTTAACGTGCACGTCATTGGGTGCAATTCGATGTCGAGCAACGAAACACCGTCCCCTACTGACACACTTTTTCCGTTGCAGAAGAGAGTAATCTTCGGGATCGTCGGCGAGTCTTCGTGTGCGAACTTGTAGAGCTTCGAAACGTGCGAACCCGAAAGTGTGATGTTCGCGGATATTTCCTGCATAGAGCCGAGTACATCCGCAGCGGGCGTCACAGATACGGACGTCACCGAAAATTCGAGTTGCGGGCATAACGGGCGACCGCCAATAGTAACGAGGGAACTTTCGCCGTTGATCGGGATTGAAAGCAATTGCTTGCACACGTCGGCGAAGTCCGCCTCGGCGTTTGCAGGCGTGACAAGCAAGGAAACCGAAATCTCTTGCGGATTATACCCTTTAAACCGGAACGTTCGGTTATAGGTTTGCGCAAGGTTTGCCGAGCGTCCATAGGAAATACTTTGGATATAGCTGATCGGGAACTTTAACGATCCGCATTCTAAATAATTCATAATTATTCCCACGGAGCCCTAAATATTTGTGTGTCCGCTTTCACTCTATCAGTCGTTTCGATGATAACGTCATTGGGTAAAAGCAAATAGTCAAGGGCGTTAAACCCATTTCGTAGTGTACCTCGATACTGCGAAAGCGCAAGGACGTCGAGTTTGAATTCGTCACCGAGCAAACGTTTTGCGACAACGTCCCACGCATCGCCGTCTTTGGTTATGTACTTCATGCGCTCTCCCTATAAGATAAAGCCCCCGCTTCGTCGGCGAGGGCGCACCCAAATTGAAAGAGGGGCCATACCCCCGCTTTCAATTAGAATAACGAGTTAATCCCTTTTGCGTACTCCACGCCGTTCACGCGGAGCGATCCCGCCGAACGATCGAGGGCGTAGCTTTCGACCGAAGGCGAGGTGTTAGAACGTTTACTGATCGCGATCACGTTCATTGTGATGTCGCTCGTGTTCTCGCCGCCGACACTCACCTCGGCGTTCGGGATATTCACGACATGGCCTCGACAAAGCACGACCCAACCGGTGGGTACATTCATGCCCGTTGCTGCGGAGTATTCCTGCGACACCCACGTGATTTTCCATTCGCAAACGCCCGGCTGCGCAAGTGTGCGCGCGGCGAGATTGTCGCAAGGGATCGTTATGGTGACTTGAAGGTTCGGGATGCGGGACGGGTCGGGGACGTCGTAAGACCCCATCATTGGAATCGTCGTTGTCTCGAATTCGATCGAAGGTAGCGAGATCGTCACGCTGTCCAAGACCGGACCTAATCCAACCTGCTTGCCGTCCTTCATAAGGTAAACGGCGCACCCATTAATAGGCAAACTTTTCGTTAAAGCGGTCGCCATATTTTACCCCCCCTCCTTATTCCGTATAGACCGAAAGGCCCGCATCCGTGTACTGAAGTTTGAGTTCCAAATATTTAGCGGGAATCGTGGTCGTCATAATATTCGTGAAATAGAATTGACCTTGTGCGAGTGTGTCGCTCGTATTGTCGACGGGTCGAAATTCGCAAATTGGGTCGCCAATCAACGCACCTGCAGCGACTAAATATGACAGGTAGCTGTTTTCCTCGGCGATGATATCGTTACGAAGCGACAACGTCATTGGGGAGTCAATTTCGCTTTTCCACTTTTGAATGAATCGATTTGAAATGTGGTAGAGCATAGCAATCGAGGAATCGAAACGCCCGCGTTCATCGAATTTCGCAGCGGAGACCGCGTTTGTATGATCGCCCCAAGTATAATACGAATTCGCACCCTGGTTTAAAAATGTGACGACGCCTAACTCTTGGACGGCAGTAGCGTCGGATTCGTTCGTCGTGTACTTGTCGAGCACGATGTTTGACATGTCCGGAGAGTACAAGCAAACGCCCTTAAACTGCGAGCATTGCAAATTGCCGACGCTACGATACGGAAGGCCGCCTGTGTTCACGGCGTCCTCTGCCACACGACGCGCCGCAACGTAGGCCGCGCCATCAATCCATCCTACGTACTGAGAGAGCGACGAGCCAACGACGCCACCGCCTAGCACGGACAAGACACCTTCGTCCTGCGTTGGGGCGCCGATTTCATCCAATACAAGGCGATTAGTCGAGGGCGAGATTTGCGCGGTCCCGTCCTGGTTTGAACTTACGACGACCTGCGCTTTATAGTGCCCCGCAATACTTTGGGACTTCTGCGCGGCGTATTCAGCGATACCACTCCCGTCGTGGTGCGTTGTCCCCGAAGCGTAAAGATTTGTTAATGGCAAGCACACCACATTAGGAATCGCGCCGCCACCCATGAATACCGCGTCGAGAGTGTCGATACCTTCCGCGAGTTCGTCATAGGTGACCGCGCGCACGCTCGTTTTCACGCTCGAAGGGTCGTTCACGTTGATGAACCACGCATGATCCAAGCGATTATAAGTGAATGCCGCAATAGCCGCATGTGAGAGCGATTGCACTAGTGTCAAGTCGCTGCCAAAGGTCGTCTTATAATCCTCAAGCGAGGAAATGCGCACCGCCTTCAAATAGGGGGCGCTCGACTTTGTGGAGCCGCTCGAGTCTTTACATGACGCCGAACCAATGAAAACAAGCTCGGTGCTAGTCGAGACGGGAGTCTCCGCAGCCGACTCTATGAGTCGGCTTTGAATTCCGTATTTTTCGGACATGGTAACACCTCCGGAAAAGGCCGCCGTTAAAGGCGGCCGTGTTTCTATTGGGCTTTGAACTGGGCAATTACAACTTTATTCGTTGCCGGAATAACGCGTTTGCCGTCACTCCCTGCGGCCCATTCGACGCCGTCAATAATAAACTTATCAAACGTATAGCTGGAGTGGGTCGGTGTACTAATTGACATTTTCGAGCCGCCCAAACGATTGACGACAGGGGTCGCCGTGACAGAAGGAGTAATTGTCGAACCGGTTGGACTTTTATACACATAAGTCAAAGTTACAACGGAACCGAATACCCCTTCGCTTTGGCTGGCGTCCGTAATAGAAGTGTCGCAGTAAATCCACGGGAAGCTGTTGATCGACTGCTTAGGGCACGGAAGCGGGCGAGACTCTGCGCGGAGTTCGAGAACGTTCAAATCGAAATTCTTGTAAATGGACTCGATGACTTTGCCGCGACCATCCATGAACGCGTTTTCCGATACCATTGCGGGCTGATTGGGGTTCAACAAAGTGACCCCACCGCAAAGAGTGCGACCAACGTCGGGGGAAATGACAATGACGGCGTCGGTATCGATGAACGGAACGAGGTGTCCTGAGCTGTCTTTATAGCACGACGTATTGACAAGCAAATTCATCGGGCGGCCATTAAAGATGCCCTGTCCGACGTGCTGCGTTCCGTCGATTTCACGGGCAAAGATCATTGCATCTTCGACATGGAAGGAAGCATAGTAATCTTTGAATTCAGCGTCATTGTGCAAACGCTGCCAAGCGCGTGCACCCATTAAAACGTCTTCGGCTTTGGAGCCCTCGGCGAAGATACGGTCGACCATATTGCAGACGTCTTTGTAAGGCGTGGCACCGCTCGAACCCCAAGCGGTTTTGACAATGTAGTGATTGTCGGCGCCTTTGTCGTCTTTGTAGTAGGTTACGTCGATGACGTCGTCTGGGGAACCTACGGCGTTTGAATGCGGCTGCAGGAACTGAATGCCGCCATCTTTGAGGACGTGTGAACACAATTCTTCGATCGATCGCATATTACGCTGAGCGATGCGAAGAGCCTTCAAAACCTTCAAATCCTCGAAAGCCTGACTGCGGTCGAGGTCTGCGCCTTGCTCTCGGCAAAGACGCTCGAAAAGTTGACGATCGAGATTCTTGGGGTCAACCTGATCGGAAATAGCGACGCGGGGCGGAATGACAGCATTTGCAACCCAATTGACGGTCCTACCGTCCTTGTACGTGGTCGTTAAGTATGCGCCCTTTTCAAGGTCGCGATCCTCGAAATCAAATAAGACCTCTTTACCCGCGAAGAGATCGCCGTCGCTCGTGGGGAAGTAGCGCTTCTGTAAAAGCAAGTTCTCGTTAAGTTCGACCTCGAAGCCCTCGGCTTGTGCGATCGTGGACATGACGTTGATTGTATTAGCCATAATTATAAACCTCCATCCTCGAATTGTAATTAGTCGAGAGAATTAATATACTTGTCAAAACCTTTGGGCGCTCTGCGAATTGCAGGCTTTACAATTTCGGCGCGGGCTGTAACTTCTGCGGAAGGGGCAGTCAAGCGGGCGAGACGGGAAGCCAGGGCATTAATGCGGGCTCGCTCGGTCGGCTTTTCTTCGGGCTTGTCGTCCTTGGGCGGCTGCTCTGCGGGCTCGGGATTCTCTAAAGCTGAAACGCGGGCGGCGAGCTTTGCGGCCTCTTGTTTCATTTCTTCGATCGTATCGGCGAGCTTCTCGATAACTTCGAGGACGTCGGTTGCGGGGGCTTCATCCTCGCACTTTTCCTCGACGACTTCCTCGACAACGTCCTCGGCGCAAGGTTTTACGTTCTCGGCCTCGGCTGAAATTTGGTTGTTCATGCGAACACCTCCATTGAATCTGGCGAGGGCTTTACAAATAACATCCTCGCGATTGTCTATAATCGCGTCGGCCAAACCGAACGCAAGGGCTTCGTCTGGGCTGATGAACGTGTCCCGATTTAAAATATCCGGATCGACATTCGCCCAACGTTTACCCAATAATAACATTTGTTTAGTATTTGTATCTACGATGGCTTTGTCAATTTCGCCCGTCTCATTATACGCACTATGAAACATTAATTCGCCATAATGCGACATGACGACGCGATCGCAGCCAATAGCAAGAAATGCCGCTGCGGACATAGCGCGACCTATAATGTACGCCGTAACTTTGAAGCCTTTTTGCAAATGTAAATAATCGAGCATTGAAAATGCACTGAAGACCTCGCCGCCATAGCTGCCGATCATAAGATCAACGCGGGAGCCGTTCGGGGCGGCGTCAAGTGCTCGCTTCATATCAATAAAAGTTTTCTCGGTGATATCCGAGCAAATATCGAATTGATATTCAGACATATATCACAACCTTTTAAATGTGCGCAGTCTATCGGGCTGCGGGTTGTTGGTTTGCGTTTCCGCTGATTGACTTTGTATTATCTCCTTTGCAATTTGTAAAGGGTCAAATATTAAATTTTCATCCTTTCGCGCGGAGGCGGATTGTAATTCTGCATTGCCTTCGGTGTCAAGGGGCTGCGTGTACAAAGGAACGTCCCCTTTGGAAAGTCGGATCGTCTCCACCCCTGCGAGTGCGTACACTAGGCAATCGAGACATTCATTGCGAGCACCCGGTTTGAGCTTCCACATAGACCTCCCGTTGCTCGTTGTTTCCTTGTACTCCGAGTTTAAGTGCTCGAAAAAGGTTGCGTCCAAATACGAATTTTCATCACTGGAAATCATCCAGTATGACGTCGAGGGGGACTTTTGCACAAACATCAATTGCTGCCGAATGATATCTTTCGCGAAACGAGTGTTCACGTGTGTCAGCTTGACGCGACCTACGCCTGAGCCGAGGGCCTTCATTGGGACTGTGGAAACCTTCGCTATTAGCGAGGTCTCTTGCTTTTCCATTGAAAACGAGCGGCCTTTCACCGCAATCAGTCGCGGATTTTGGAAGCAGTACGCATATACGTCATTGGTGAAGTGTCCGCCTGAGTCAATGCAGACGACTGCAGGATAAAGCGTTTTAGACTCTACCTTGCCAAATAACGGCTTCGTTGTCGCTTTAAATGTGCTGATGTATCGCGTCAAGCCTTCCCAAGGAGCACGCGTTGTCAGATCGCCGGGTATGACACGGCGCTCGATAATGGCAACACGGCGACCGTCGGCGGTTGCCCCGATGGCGACGGCCTCGAAGCGATTGTCCTGCGTATCTACGCCAATCGTAACAACGTCAACCCAATAGGGGAGCGTGTTACGATTGAAGTATTTGCGCGCGTTAAGCAAGACGTTTTGCGACAATGACATTTCGATAGACTCATGGTAACACTCGCCGAGAGTCGTATTGTAAAACGACCGCAACGAACTTTCTCCGAGACTCAGCGCCTGCCGCTCTTCTTCTTTCAAGCCCGCCCAAGTGTATATCCCGTGAACGAGTGGCGCCGTGATTTTAAACGAGCGTGCAACTCTTCCGTATTGATCCCTATAGGGGGCGTCATTGACGGGTGGCGCATATCCGTGATCGAGCGCAATAATGTCGTTCTCGCTGAAAACCTCCCCGCATTTTTCGCACGCGTAGGTTGGCGTGGAGTTGGTGAAGTCGATATCCTTGTAGCTCACTCGCATCCATTCGCCGCAATGGCAACGAGCACACCAATACTCTTGCGTCCCTAGCATAAAGTTCGTTGTGATGTTTCCAGTGTCCGTCGTCGGTGTAGACGTTAGAACTGCCATACCTCGGAAACGTAGCTGCCGCTTGAAGGCGAGGACTACGGGGTTTCCTTCCTCTTTCAAGTCGCTGCAGAATCGATCCATTTCATCCATGAACAGATACTTGACGGGAAACGAGCACAAGTCCGAGGGCGAAGAGCTGGAGCCGATGATAAGACTCGCACCACTTCCGAACGAGATGTTAAACATGTCCTTGCTGCGGTCTTTGACACAAACGCCTTGCTGCAACCCGAGGACGCCGACCTGGTCTCGCAGGAACGGTCGAATTCGATTCTTGCTGAGCTTTTGGCAAGATTTCAATGAATCCATGATCAAAAGAGTATTCGAGGGATCAAAGGTATAAACCCACCCGAGCAAATTGCAAATCGTCTGAGTTTTCCCGCATTGCGCAGGCGTTGAAAGCACGACACGACAATTGTGCGCAAGGTCGGAAGCGCAGCGCGTCGGAAGCTCAAAAAAGGGCGTCGGCTTATACGAGAATCTCCCTGTCTCTTGCAATCGCACGTGCGCACAAGCCCACTGATCCGCGAACTCGAACGGCTTGTATGCGAGCGCGGGAATTTTCATTGCTTCGCCGCCTTGCGAGACTTGCGCGTCTTTGTCCCTGCCTTCGCTCGCTGCTCGCCGGAAAGAGCGCGCTCTCGCTTGTCCGTTTCAACACTCGACGTCAACGTGATGTCGATATCGGACAACTCGCTGAGAAGGGTATTGATCTCGCTTTGCAGGATTGCTTGCTGCTCGGTCGTCAAATGCAAGTTTAACGACAACGACGTCGGCAAGTTACGGATCACCGCCATGATACCTGCGACGGCGCCGCCGAATTCGTCCAGCGCCGTTGTAATATAGCAAAGGTCGCCACGTGAACGGTCGAGTTCGAGCTGTGCGCGGTCGTTTGCGATCTGAAGCGAGCGCGCCGTCTCGTTCGATTTGAGCAAGCGGGAGTAGGCGAGCGCGTTCACATAATCGAGCTGATCCGCCAGAGGTAAATGGTCATCGGCGGCTGCGGGGTCGAATTGGAAGTATTCATTGTCTTTCATATGGGGGGGGGGAAGTTCCTATAACGGAATTCAACTTGTGAGTGAATTGTGAACGAAATCACATAATGAGATTTTAAGTGTTCAGTGGAGACCCGCGGGAAAGTTCAGTAAAACTTTTGAAAACAGGGCGTAAAATGTTCGTTGGGAGGAAATTTCAAAAGGTCGGGGTCCCCTTTTGCAGGAGCACTGATATTTGGGCCGCCGACAGTACCTACGCGAATGGCGGAAGGCCAGAGACACCCGAGAATTATATGAACACTTTTTTAAACGCTTTGTCAAACGCGGATTCAATGATCCCGTGAATTTTGCCTTCATCTTGCATCACGTAATCCGAGAGGCTTAACTCATACTTTGCGACCTCGCCCCGCTGATTGAATGCAACAGGTTTGCGAAGTATAACACCGCCCGACGGTCGATAGAACGTGAATACTCGTGGGGCCTTTCCCTTTTGCCCTCGTGCCTTTCTCGCCTCGGCTTTGTCTGCTTTGGATGCGGGCGCGTAATGCGTGCCGACTTTCCGGCCAAATATAAGGCGCTCTCCCGCAGGTACAGTTAAACCTTGTGGAGCCGGTCTATTCGGGACTTCATACGATGGAAAGCGCGCGTAATGAGAAGACTTGCCGAAATACGCCCTTACACCGTGAGACACGGGCAACCTTCGCGGCCTCGCCTTACTCACGACTTCCCCGTTGACATTGTAAACGGGCGGGCGACCGTAGATATACACGACGCCGCGTTTGCTAGAGAGATTGACAGACTCCCCGAACGGGATCGTGTACAAGGATGAACCGAATAGCCATTGGTCCCCTGGGCGCGACCCTGTAACCTTTCGAGGGACTCCTCCGTAAACCTCGCGAGACACTTTGAACGAGTATTCGCGTATGGCTTTCAGTAACTCGCCGCGCCACACACGACGAAACTTTTGGTCTTTGATTGTAACCCCGAAACCTCGCGAGGCCCCGATGCCCGTGGTTTGCTGTGCTTCGAATGGCAACATTTGAACGCCTCCGTAGACGTAGCCTGCGCCGTAACCGGGCAAGCGGTCGTAAATCATAGTTATCTTATAGATAACAACGATATAGGGCGCAAGCCGGGAGTGTCTAAAATGTCACACGGCGTCACTGGAAAGAAACACGTGTAACCTAAAGTTAACAATAGATATAGGCCGCCGCCCCTCGAAACCGGAATCGGTATGTGTTACTTGTTACTTGCTAGCAAGTAACAGACGAAACTGAAATTGTTAACTATTGTTAACAATAGTTATAGGCGAAATTGCGTAACCCGTTGAAATCGTTAGGAAATTGCCAAATGTAAGGACGCCGTGAAGGGGTCTTCCCGGCTACAAGAGAGATTATTTTTTTATATATAGTGCATTTTATTTTGTATAAGGGTCTGGAGCAAGTAACGCAGGTAACAAGTAACAAAACGCATATTTTGCAATGACGGCGCGGGTTTGCGGTGTTACTTGCTTTTAGCCGAGCAAGTAACAAGCAAGTAACATGGCTCCCACGAATGGCCTTTCGTGGCGCTTTGGCATGGCTTGTGCAATACCCCTACTCACGAACCGAAGCCCACGGGCGAGCGGTCGTAGGTCTTATTGGTGACAATGGGTCACCACTTTAGCACCGAAGCCCACGGGCGAGCGGTCGCAGGACACGAAAGCATCAATTTTAACCTTTTAGAATGGAGAAGAAGACAATGACGGACCAAGAATATTTGAAGGCAGCGTGGGAAAAGCTCTCTGAACGGGATCAAACCGAGATGTATGTGGTTGCAGGCAAATACCGCGACGATATTCCTAAACTTCTCAATGAGATGGTGTTCGCCCTTCGTAGACTCGCCGTGGAGCTCGGCGAGGACGCCGACCGTGCTTGCGAACTCGTTACACGGAGAGGGTTTAGATATGCTTTAATCACTGCCTGCGTTTCGATGGAAATCGAACACGTTTGTGACAATTATTCCGCCAGAATGTGCAGCTGCATGAGTCATGATGAAGATGACTTCACAATCCGCGCCATCATAGACACTATGCACCGCTGCCTATTAATCGACGACGACGAGCACGACGGTTTAAGAGCATGTGTAGCGAATGGAGAACAGGACTAGCAATGGCAATCACAGAGATCAACGGAGTTAATGGCAAGACGTGCAGTCGCTGCAGGCAATGGCGGCCACTCGAATTCTTCCATAAAGAGACCGCACGCCGAGACGGATACGCGTACTATTGCAAAGAATGTTGCAGGTGTCGACGAAGTGCGGGCGCGTCGAAACAGGCCAAACCTACGACACCCACGCCGCAAAAGGAGTCGCCTACAAGTCTAATTAAACGACTGGACGCTCTGGCGTCGGAAAGTATCGCAAAATTAATCAGAGACTACCCGCAGGTCGCAAACGACGCGTATGTAGAAATTTACCGCTCGGCAAAAGCGGGTCTCGAACAGGACCAGCAAGTCATCGCGAGTGCGATGCAGGCGGCGACGTCAAGAGGGGCCTACATGGAAGCAAAGGATTTCGCCGAGAAGCTCGGGCTGAATGCAAAGACGTTGGTTGACTTGAAAAAACAGTACGAAAACGAAAACGACGTGCTCGTCGCGATGAGCGTTTTCAAACGCGTTCGAGAGGAGATTGCGGATTACTACGATATGAAGGGCGACTAGAAATGGCGGGAAAACAGATTAAAATATTGACACGAAAAGACAAGACGCTGACACACTTCTACCGGCTGATGAAGGTATTCCGAGACCATACATTGAACGCGCCCGTCATGAGCGACGAAGCGGTTTTGAGTCGTTGGAAATGCAGATTCAAGCAGTGTCAAAACGAGGTCGGCGACACCTACTGTATTTGTGGGCACAAGGTGAAATACGCGTACTCATTTGTGCACCGCGATACGGGAGAAGTCATCGCGCCCGTGGGTGAGGAATGCACGCGAATCCTGCTCGGGATCGGCGTCGACGAATTCCAAGCGCGCGCCGTTGTTGCCAAAGTTCCCGAGCTTTTCGGGGGCGATATCGAAGCGGCGTTGTCCCGTGGTTCCGCGTCCGTCTCGCTGTTTTCGGCGCAGTCCGGATTTACTCTGCGGGCGTTTGACTACTGCGAGGACGTCGGGATTATCGACGCCATCGACAAAGAATTTCTTATCGAAATGACCCGCAAGCGCACACCATACAGGCGGGCCGAGGTGTTTGAACTCGCAGCCCTTATCAAACGAATGTGTGCCGCATTGAAGGAGTAATCAATGGACTTCAAGCAATACGACTTCAAGCAATACAAAGACTCTCAACTGTACGCGATCGAAACGATGTTTCGAGAGGCGTTCCCAGACTTCGAGTTCGACTTTCGTAGAGGTCAAGCAAACTCCATACGCGCGTATCTCAAGGGCAAAAAAAGCAAAGACGCCGTCACTACAGGCCTGCAGTTCTGCGACCGTGTCACCAACCCCAAAACGGGCGCACGCATCAATGGCGAATCGAAGCCCTTAACGATCGACTTAATCGAAAACTTTTTCGGGCAAACCGGCGGATTTAACGGCAACTACCGAAGTGTCTTCCACTTGCTCGATACAATCCTCGGCGCCCTGAAAGCAAATGCAAAAGATCGTGAGCGCGCACTCGCCCACGTCCAAAATGTGAGCTCGGAAGCGGGGGAGATGCTTGCCCCGCAAAACGCCGACGCCCCGAGTGAGTCAAAGCCGGTCTTTGTGCCTATTGCGCTGAATACCTCCCCCACTGCAGTTTTGGGTAAAGTCTCCCCTGCAGATGAGAAATTCACGCGACGACACCTCGTAAAAGATGCGCAAAACCAACTCTATTGGCGTTTCGATGATAATACGGTCTTACCCATCCCGATCAACGAGGACCGAGGACATTTAGCGATCGGCAATGACCCTCGATTCTGGGAGCGTTTTATGGATGAAAACTGTGAGGCGCTGCACGGATATTTACTAGAGATCAAATCTATAGTCGACAAATACCAGACCAATTGCTTAGACCTGATCGAGGGGTCGCAAGCAGGAATCGTTGGGGCGTCGGAGATGCCGCTATTCGAGCAAGCCCTCTCCGAAAAGATCCCTACGAGCATTCTTTTGAGCGTTCAACTCGGCTTGCGATACTCTAAAGATTTGCGAACGAAGCAACTCCTAAATCGCGGCGTCGACATTCGCTTGAAGGGTGGGATGAACGGCAACCCCTCGAAGACTCGCGCCGACTGGCAGGAAATCCTAAAAACGACGCTTTTACAGTCGGTCCCGCTTTCGAAGCTGAACACAATCAAAGTGTTTAGTAATACCTCCGCGACGTCTGCCATCCACGCGCTCCCACCGCTACCCGTCCGAACGGCAATCCCGAGAACGCGCCCCGAGCTGATCGAGTATAACTGCGGCGCGTGGCTTGAATTCTTACGAGGGACAAATAGCGAGGGGAATACGAAATTCCCCTCGCAGTGCATGGGAGAGCTACGCTTTGCAAAGATGCTTTACAGTATCGTATCGGCGACGGACTTCTCGCGGCAAATCCTTTGCGTTTTCGGGGAAGGTGCCGACGGTAAAAGCGTATGCTTCGACGCCATTACAAAGGCATTGAACGACTTCGACGCCCCGAATGGCTCCCTTGCACTCGCGGGCCTTTCGCAAAAAGACTTCGAGTCGAATTTCGGTCTTATGCGCTGCATCAATCGTCGTTTGCTTGTTGTCGATGATTTGACGAATCCGTTCGAGTTCATCGAGAATGAAAAGATCAAACGAATTTCAGGCGCAGGCGCGGGCGATTTGCAAGTGGACATAAAATTCGGTGCGCCTTACACGTGGAGACCAGAGGGCTGCAAGATCATAATGGCAACGAATGGAAACATGACGCTTCGAATGGAAGCCAACGTCTCGCGTTGTCTCCCGCTGGCATTCATGCGCAACTACGATCGAAAGAACGTGCGCGACCCCGCGCAGCTCGTTGAGAAGCTCGCCGCCGAAGTTCTCGGAAAGGTAGAGGGCGAAGGGCTTTTAACCTGGGCGATCGATACGTTGCTTTTCTACTCTCACTTGCGTAATTGCAACGGCGAACGTTTCCCCGGATTGCAAGGCGTGCGCGAGCGTGAAGGGCGCTACTGCTTCGACGGCTGCCCGTGCCAGACGTATACAGACGACATGCTGACTCGATGGTATAAGGGGGAGCTAGACCTCGCACCCGAAAACGAAGCCGAATTCCGCGCCCTCCGTTCGCAGGCATTCGAAGAAGAAACCACGATCCCGCATCGAGCTTTATCCTTCGTCCGAGTGTCGCAGGACTCCGCAACGGATGAGAGCGAGGCAAGTGGTGTGCAGGAAGTGGCGGCGCGTTTGCTATTCATTGCCGACGCCGACGGCTTCGTCCGGTCGTCCGAGATTGCCGAGCGAATCCTGTACATCCTCCAAAAGTCAGAGATGAGGGACACCGAGGTCTATACATATCTTTCTATGTGCGGGTTAAAGGTCGATGCAAACTCCCGATCGATGACGAGCGGCGCGCCGTATCGGCAATTCTTGCAGCGCGCGAGCGAGATTTTCGAGTTTGGCGCGGCAGTCGCGAGGCGTATCGACGGAAAGCTCGTGAAAGGCTACGCGGGCGTTTCGCTTCGTGGATTCGCCGACCTTAAAACATTGATTCGAGAGGGAGTAATGTAATGAGACTCGACAATTTGATTGCAATCGACACCGAGTATCACATCGAGCGCTTAGAGACTGTAGCGACACGCAGCGGCTACACCTACGAGGAAAAAGGCATTGATAAAGTATTCTGCCTGTGCGCAACCGACAGCACCGGCAAGGCCCAAGCTACGATTTGGCTCGCGGATAGCGAGCGCGGGAGCTGCCCCGAGCTTCTCGACGAACTCGCAGAAGCCCTCGGCATAAATGAACCCGTGTTTGTTTGTCACGCCTTCGACAAGGCCGAGCGTCAAGCGGTGAAGTTCTTAGGCGTTGATCCCGTTCGCTATAAGTGGGCGGATACCTATCACCTCGCCCGAATGCTTCAAAACTCGTTCGACGCCAAGAAAACCGACGGAGACGATGTTTTCAACGAGGACGCAATCCGGGACGCCATCGAGCGCAAGGAAGCCAAAGAGTTCGGCTTGTCCTACGCCTCCCTTTGCAAGCGTTTTAATCTTGCTCTTGTGGACACCGACCTAAAGCAACAAATGCGCGGGTTTTGCATCGACGATGAAACCGAAGGACACGAGGAAGCCATAATGGCGTACTGTCTCGAGGATACGCGGTATCTGATACCGTTACTCCGTAGACTGATCGATCAATACCGAGGGCTTTTGGACCAGTCGTTTTGCCCGCTGCGGCCGCTCGAGTTCGGTCTAGGGTCTGCACGGGATCGGCACCCCGAGCGTTTTGTCGATGACGATCGTGCACTTGCAAAGCTCGTAGAACAAGGTCGCTACATTGCGCTTTTTGGCGAGATCGCCGACAAAGGAATCCCGTTGAGCGCTGAGAGAGTGGAACGAGTGAAAGAGAATGCAATAGAGTACCGAGAGCAAGTGAAGCGTGACTTTAACGAAAAGTATAAAATTTTTGAAGAGGATAAGAAGGGCAAGCTGCACGAAGTCTCTGCGCGCTCGCAGGCCTACATAAAGGCGCTGATTGACGAAAAGCAAATCGCCCATTATCCGAAGTCTTCCACTGGGAAGTTGAGTTTAAGCGGCGACGTGCTGAAAGAATACTTTAAAGGTGAGGACAATTTCGGCGAGGCCTACCGTCAATTGAATAAGCTACTACGGCAACTTGGGGCAGTCGCGAAAGAACAGGGCAGCCCCTTCGTTCACTTTTATGACGGCTGTCTGCATTATGGCACACTTAACGCCTACGGGACAACGACGAGCCGATGTGCACCTTCGACGAAGCGTTTTATATTCGGTTGGCACAAGTCGCTATACGGCCTAATAGAGCCACCTGCGGGAAAGTGGTTGGTAGAGCTTGACTTCGGAAGCGAGGAAACGTTCTGCCAATGCGCAATTTGCCGAGACGCGGAGTACAACGAAATCTATAATTCAAAGGACATTTACCTGGCCTTCGCGTATAAGATGAACCTAATCCCTCACGCCGACTGGGCCGCGTTGAGCAAGTCGGAGTTGAAAGTAAAATATTCGAAAGTCCGAAAGCAAATTAAACCAATGGTTTTGGGGCTGTCTTATGGCATGGGGGCTCGCAAACTCGCTGCGAAGTGCGGAATGACAATCGAGCAAGCCGAGGCATACCATGACGCGATCGTGAGCGAAAAGAACGGCGTTTTGAAGACGTCGTCGCAATGGAAAACGCGCAACCTTCGACGAGGGATCGTGCCTGAGATCACGCGCGCTTTCTCGCTCCCCGATGGTTACATTTGCGGCTATACCCCCGCGACGGCGAATCAGACGTCCGTCGGTAATTGGCCGTTCCAATCGGCGGGCGGGCAAATCCTGCGTGAACTCGTGGATGCGCTCTATGATCAAGGCGTCGACGTTCGTGCAACGATCCACGACGCCGTTTTCTTCATGGTAGACGCTGGCGATATGGGAACAATAGCGCGCGTAGCTGAGACGATGCGCACAACGGCAAACAGAGTGCTGAATGTGCCTAAAGGGTGGTCGATGAAAGTGGGCGAACCCGACATAATTGCACACGGGGACGTGTGGACACCCGAGCACGAGTTCGACGAGGCATTTCAGAGATTGTTGCGCTTTCAAAAGCAAGGGGGCGTCGAACGTTAACCATTGACACAAGGATTGTCCATGCTGTATTCCCACCAATTACAAATTATAAACTTTGTTAGGTCTACCCCTCGCGCGCTTTGTATTTGCCCGTGCGGCGCGGGTAAGACGCGTGCAATTTTGGAGGCCTTCGACCGCGCCTTTGTGATCGCCCCGTTGCGAGTCGCTCGCCTTGTGTGGCCCGAGGAAGCCGAAGCCGTCGGGAAGCGCTGCGGCGTCATTAGAGGCGGCGTTTGCGGCAACCCGAGCGCCGCCTTTTACGTGACGAACTTCGAGAACGCCGCCCACCTCAACGATTTTATTGTCCCGAAGACGATGAACACGCTCGTAATCGATGAGAGCTCGAAGTTAAAATCGTTCCAATTCCGACAGGGTGGAAAGCGCGCGAAATTGCTCCATGCGTTTGCTAAACGCTTTGATCGCATTGTCTTACTGACTGGGACACCTTGCTCCGAGTCATTGGGCGACCTGTACTCACAAATTTCTTTCCTCGACGACGGGGCGACGTTTGGACGCTCGAAACCGAAGTTCATGCAGCGCTATCACATGAATGTGAGCCGTTCGCCAAAGTATCCAATATGGCGGCCACTCCCTAACGCGAAGGACGACGTTTTGAAGGCGTGCGAGAGCTTTTGCCGGTACTTTGAGCCCACGATCGAAACCTTCGGGTCGTCCGTTCAATCGGTCGTCTACCCGCTCGATAGTAACCAAAAAGCCTCACTGCGTCGCCTAAAGGGCACACAACTGTTGGAAATAGGCGACGCAGCGTGCTACGCTTGCAATCGTGCGGTTCTCGCGGGGCGGCTACTTCAAGCGGCGAGCGGCTTTTACTACGCCGTCGATAAGCGCGTTATATGGGAGTCAACGGCACGCATCGATACCCTGAAGGAGTTGCTTGACGAGATAGGCGAAAGGTGCGTAGTCGTGGCGTATTGGCGCGCATCCATTGACGCCATACTTTCGGCAGTCACCAACGTCACGGGGGACGTCTTGGCGTTTAAAAACGGGGCCGCTCGCCACCTTGTAATCAACCCCGCGTCTGCGGGACATGGTCTGAGTTTGCAACGCGAATCGAATCACATGATACTGTACGAGCCCTTTTTCAGTTGTGAGCAATACGAACAAGTTGTCGAGCGTATAGGCGAGCGAAGGCAGGCGCAGAGCGGCTTAAATCGCGTCGCCTACTACCACTTTATACAATCGGATGTAGGCCCAGACCGCGCGGCGTTCCAAGCACTTCGAGATAAAGCCGACGCAGAGGCCGCTATAATCGACTATTTCAGGAATTTGGCACGTAGTTTGAAATGATACAAATCACAACGAGCCAACACCGAACGGCGCAACGGGGTGCTTATTGGTGTTTCCCGTAGTTCATTCGGGCGCGTTGTCGGCGTCGCGCGGGCTTGCTCCTCCCCGCGCATTCGCGCCGTTTCAAGCAAGGGGCAAGGTGCTAAGATGTTTCGTCTAATCGATCGCAACGGGGAAATTATGTACAAAAGCGCGGATTTTGAAAGGACTTGCGCAGACGCCGCAGAACTTTCGAGCTTCGACGGCGTGGCCTTCGTCGAGTTTCGCGAAACGATTTTCACCTATATCAACGGTAATCTTTACACGAGAGGCGTTGTCTGTGAAAGAATCGAACGTCGCCCGATACCTGCAGCGGCGAATTAAAGCAAGCAACGGATTGATCTATAAGATCGTTTTCGAGGGGCAGGCGGACTGCCCCGACTATATCATCTTCATGAAGGGACGAACCGTCCTAGTGGAAACAAAAGCGCCTCGGCAAACTCCGAGGCCGTCGCAAATTTATCTTTTTTCACTTATCGCCGCGCACGCTTCGAGGGTCGAGGTAGTGTGCGACTATAACGAGGTCGACGAGCTCGTTGACCGTCTCACTAAAGAGGAGTAACCCATGGTAGTGGAAATCAAAGACATTTTACTCGTGTACACAAACGGAATGCAAACCGAGGGAAAGTTCGGGGGGTATAGCTATTCCTTCATCGTAGACAAGGAAACGATCCTAAAACATGCCCTCGACGCCGTTAGTAGCTCTCGCAAATCGCAATGGAAGGACGAGGACAAAACGCCCGCAAAGTTGTTGAAGGCGATGAATGCCAAGTCAAAAGCAAAGCTCGTCGACCCGGAGAATTACGACCCTAAATTCGATGAGATTATAGCCCACATGCGCGACTGCGACGTCCTTGTGGGTGTCAAAAGCAAAACGCCGATCAAGGCGACGAAAAAAGACCCGGTCGCATGGTTTTCGAAAGCTGATATAATCATCGAAATGTACACCACAGAATACCAAGGAAAGCAATTTGTCTCCCGCGTCGCCCCGCCTCGTTGCTCGGTGAAAGTGACAAAATATGAAAAAATGCCCGAGGACGTAGGGGGCCCGTGCTATATTGAAGAGGACGAGGAACCCTCGAAAACGCCTGCGACTGAAGGCGTACAGACGTATGATGAAATACCGTTTTAATCTTGTACTCGCTAGGGCTTAGCCCTAGCCCAACTCGAGAACGCACTATGCAATCTTACTACATGCTAGACGACACCCACTCACTGTGGGAAGTCTTTAATCTCATTTGTCCGAGTTTCTACGCAGGGAGCGCCATCAAATACATCGTGCGATGCGAGCGAAAGCACGCACTTCCACTTTCAGACATGGAAAAGGCGATCGATTATCTGGAGCAATGTCGATGGGACCCTCGGTTCATTGCCTTGAATCCGGATTCAGGTCGTCTCGACGTTGACGACGCTTGTGACATAGTCCGCAATGCCACACTTTTGACGGAATGGCAAAAAACCGCGATCCTTCAAGTGATCCGGGCTGAGTCTGTCGATGATGTCACGATCGTTGTAGACGCCTTGAAACGTAGACTTGAAATCATGATTCAAACTGACACGAGAGGTTAAAATGTTAGTCGCCATCGAAGCCCTGATAGGAACAGGCAAAACAACGGTCACCGAGGCTCTTTCAAAAAGTTGCGGGGCTACGCCATTTTTGGAGCCCGTCGAAAGTAACCCGTTTCTCTGCGACTACTACGACGACCCGAGTCGTTGGGCGTATGCCATGCAGGTCAATCTACTGTTCGAGCGCTTCAAAATGTTTCAGGAAGCCCACTATCGATCATTGCGCGGTGAGCTGTGCGTCATGGACCGAAGCTACTACGGCGATTACGCCTTTGCCATTGTGCAGCACAACGATCGCTTTTTCACCGAGAAAGAGTTCGGGTCATACGAGCGGATGCACGAAACTCTGCAGCCGCAACTCGTCTACCCAGATCTGTTAGTGTGGCTCGAATTGTCGCCCGAGGAGACCCTTGAACGCATCAAGAGGCGCGCTCGAAGCTGCGAGGTCGGGATTAAACTCGGCTATCTCCGACATCTTTACGACGCGTATCAAACCGTTTTGAGTTCGTTGGAGCGCCGCTGCAACGTCGTGCGCATCGATGCGCGACCAAATGCACTCGCGGTCCTCGGGGAAGTTCAAGCCGCCATCGACGACCGCGCAGCCGAGCTTAAACGCGGCGTTCACCCTTGTTACAAATGACCTGGAGGAGTTCAAGCAATGACGATGATATATATGGTGTGCGTATACCGTGACGGCGAAAAAGAGCCGCGCTGTGCGGAGACCTTCACTCTCGCACGCGAGGCCAAAGCACGTATCGAAGCGGTATTGGATGGCATGAATGAGAACGCAGTGCTACACACGATCGACATGGACAAATGCGAAATCGTTTCAACCGAACTCTATCCCTCGCGCATACGTGGCGAGACACAAACCCTAAGCTGCGCGTATTGCGACCGATTAATGGTGAAAGGGGTTGATCCTGTGTACATGGTGCGCAACGATGGCGCGCACGATCGAGACGAGGCTTGCTGCTCGTATCATTGCGCTTGGTCGCTTACTCGAAAAGAGATCGAGCACCTTACAGTCAATGACCACGAGTATAAGGAGCTTCATTGGGCACGCCACCCCGGAACAGTCGAGTAGGGAGAAGACGATGCTTTTGACACATAGTAGTATGAAGCTGTTTAATACGTGCCCGAGGGCGTTCAAGCTGCGGTATTTGGACCGCTTGGCGCGCCCCATGGAACACCGAAATGCTGCGAGCGCTTTGCGCTTTGGGTCTATCGTCCACCAAGGTTTGGCGAATCACTGGCGCGGGCGACCTCTTTTAGAGGGGATCAAAGTGCTCCCGAGTCATGACGATGACGCCGTCGAGATCGACGTGATCGACGCGACGCCAGACACTATGGTGATCGAAGACGCGCAAGCGCTCGCCATGATCGAAGCCTACCACGAGCATTACACCGAGGACGGCAACACGTACGACGTCGAGAGCATAGAGGCCCCGTTCGAAACGCGTCACTATAAGGGGCAAGTTGACGGCGTCGTTCTCGACCATGAAGGCGTGCGCTTTTTGCTAGAGCATAAGACCGCGTCGAAGGCCGACGCGCTATACTGGGCCCACCTCAATATCGACATGCAGATTCGATTGTACTGCCACGCGATCGAAGCCGACGCCGTTCTTTACGACGTCCTGATCAAGCCTGCGATTCGTCAAAAGAAAACGGAGTCGAACGCGGAGTTCCTCGCTCGCTACAAGCAAGAGATCACGTTCGAACGCCGCACTATCTATCTCGACGAGGACGATATCGCCGAGGCGATGCGGGACGCCTTTGAGATTCGAAAACAGATCGAAAATAGTTGCTTCCCGAAGTCTCGCGGCGCTTGCACTACCGTTGCAAGTTGTTGCCCGTACTTCGACTTGTGCGCGGGCTTGAAAACCGTTGACGACTACGAAGTCAAAGAAGCCGACGAGGAGATCGAGGGCGCGCCGATTTATAGGAGGCTTTAACGAATGGGAAAAGCGTGGGGGAAAATGACCCCTGAGGAAAAGGCGAAACACCGCGAGTATATGCGGCAATGGAGACTCTCGCATAAAGAGCAAGCGCGCCGATACTGCCGCGACTTCTATCAACGAAAGGGGAAGGCATGGAACACGGAACGTCAACGAAAGTGGAGGGAATCGAATCCCGAGCATGTGCGGACGTACAAACGCGAGTATTATCACCGCCCCCACGTCAAAGCAAAGGAAAAGGAACGGCAAGCGATGAAACTCGAGACACGGAGGCAAACGCGAGAATTTTGGAAAGAGCACCAAAAGTCGGCCTTCGAGTACGTGGCGTGGAGTTGCGGAGGCGAGGACGACTTTTTCGAGGATTTAGATCGCCGATTAGGTCTAAAGGATTGATCATACTACGAGGAGGGTTGACAGATATGATGACATTAGAAGCCTTTAAAAGGCTAACCGCGTCTGATGCTTGTTTTGAGCGATACCGAGTGGAATTTCTCGCGGATGACGGTGTTTGGGATCTAGATAAGGCCGTGTCGACTTTCGAGGAGGCCCATGCGTGGATTATGCGCGACCCTGTCCTAAGAAAGCACGAGACTCGCGTCGTTAAAGAGCTTGTTTTCAAGCAGATTGTAGGCTTAAAAGACGTAGTGAAGAGGCATTAAGTGAAACGATTACTGATTGAAGTAGGTGCGGCACTCGTCGCCGTTGCCGTCGTGGCGTGCGTCGTCGCGTACTATCGCGGGCAAGTGGCCGACCTTAGAGAGCAACTCGAAGCGGCTGAACGAGACGCCGAAACGGCAAACGAGGCGCTCGAGTTGACGGCGTCGAAATTGGGTGCATACGAAAAAGCGACGGCTGCAAAAGTGGAGGCAATTCTTGACGCCGCCGAGGACATGGAGAGACGAAATGAGACACTTGAAAACATCGATAGCGACTGGGGCGCTTGCGTTCTCCCTGATGGCGTGCGCAACGCCTTCTCCCACTATACAAAGAGTTATAATTCCGCCGCCTGCGGAAATGCTAACCCCTTGCGATAGGCCGCATGCGGGGGAACTCGAGACGAATGCAGACCTTGCACGATTTACGAGTGCGGCGCTTTTCGAGCTCGAAGTCTGCGCGGCAAAAGTGGATGCACTGAATACCTACTTTACGGAGATGGAGACAAATGCGAATTCGGGCGAAAAAAACTAACCCCGTTTACTCTGCCCAAGTGAGAGTCACGACGAAGGATCGTGAAGGGTTCGAGCGGCTTTTCGCAAAAGTTGCGGACTTTGCAACGGACCATGGACTCTCGACAGCAAAAGCAATCCCTGAGTTACTACGACTAGGCCTCGTGCATTTAGATCGGGTCGAGGGGCGCGAGAAATAAAATTGTCGACAAATTAAATAATTTTATTGACAGTTTTAATCGGGTGTGAGATAAGGTGTTCATCGACGCCACGGAGACGCCGAGAACATTTAAAGGGATCAAGCAATGACACGCAAAGACATTTTCACAAAAGCTCACGCAATCGCCCGCCAAACGAAAGAGATCGCTGGTTCATATAGAATCGCTTTCGCATGTGCCCTCAAAGCTATCTACAAAGGAGAAATCGCGATGGAAGAGAAATCAGAGCTCACCAAGAAAGCCGAGAGCCTCGTAAGCGAAATCAAGGAAGCCCTCGCTGCTCACAAAGCGAACGGCACTATGTACAGCTCAAAGCACCTTCTCACCGTCGCCAACGGTGCGTACATCAAAGCGGTTATGAGAGAGTGCCGCGAAGCCAGTGATAGCGCCGCGCTCAAGGCCTTCGATGCTATCGATTGGGACTGCTACAGCAACGAAATGGCCATCGCTCGCAACCGCGTTCGTTACGCTTCACACTGGTAGTTGCACCGCCCCGACGCGGGCGGCCTTAAATGGAGAGAAACAATGGAAGACTTTGAAAACACCTTAAAAGGTAAAATTATCATGGGCATTGTGTTTGCCATACTGTGCATAGGCTACGGTGCAATGTGCGTTTTGCTCGGCATAAGATAAGGAGTGGGCACATGCTACAATTTCAACCCGGGCAAATCTATCCAACACGAACAGACGACGGCGACTCCGTTACGTTCGAGATCGTGACCCGCCGCGAGACCCGAAGGTCCACCTTTTTGAAGGTCGTGATCCGACGTAGGTCGACGGGGGCTTGCGCGACGCTCGATGTCCGACCGAGGAGAACGAGGAAACCCTCCGGCGAGGCGATCCTATTGCGCGGGTTTCAGGTGGTGTGGGCAGTCAATTCGGCGAAGTATATTCTGGAATAACGACCACGATCTCGAGGGTTAGACAATGAAATGGGTAAATATTGAATTCAATCCATGCTTTATAGTCAAACGCACGGACAAGGCAGTCCGGATTCGATTGCCAAAGTGGGTCGAAGGTGTCGTCGGGAGCTTTTGGCTTCCTGCGGGATGCGTTAAAGACTTCGAGACGAGGCTCGCAATCCCAGAGGACTTGCACCTCGAGCTAAATTTCAAGAAAGCCGACGATTTCGGGGTTTTCGGGGAATGGCAACAGAAAACCGTATCGCCAGAATGGCTAAAGACGAGGGTGTTTGAAGTCGATGGGCATAAACCCATTCAAGGCGACACACGCTTCGTTATAGAAGCGCCAGAGCTGACCCCCGTTACTATCGAACCCTTAAAGGAGCTGTTAGACCTATGATACAATTTAGCGATGTACAACTCGCCGCAATCGCCAAATTTGAGCGTTTAAAAGTCGGTGCGCTTTTCATGGAGATGGGAACGGGGAAAACATTGGTGGCCCTCGACCTTATGGCGTCAAGGGCTTCGAAATGTGACTTGTTCGTCTGGGTGTGCCCTTGCGCCCTGAAAGGAGAGATAGAACGCGAGCGTGTGAAATGGCATCCCGAACTTAATATCGACGTCGTTGGGTGTGAAAGCATAGGAAGCTCTGAGAGGATATTCAACGAACTTCGAGAACGCATTGAACGGCATAAGTGTGTATTCATGGTCGTGGACGAAAGTCTAAAGATAAAAAACGCGTCGGCAAACAGGACACGAAGAATTTGTGAGCTCGCCCCGTTGACACAGTATCGCCTTATACTCAATGGGACGCCCGTAAGCCGCGACGTGCTAGACCTTTGGACACAAATGTACTTTCTTTCACCCAAGATTCTGAATTGTTCCTACGGCAAATTTATGCGCCGCTATTGCGATATGGAATTCAATGAAGGTCGAAGCCCCCGCGTTAAAAGTGTCAGAAACCTGGAGCACCTCGCAAGTGTGATCGAGCCCTATATTTTCGAGGCAAAATTATACCTCGACGTTAAGCGGGAGTCGCATGACTACTATTACTATATCGACGAGAGCGCATACGCAAGATTGAAAGAGGAGTTGCTGAACGCAATGGACGACCGTGAAGACATGCGCGACGTCGACTTCTACTCGTTAATCACCGACCTCCAACGTTGGTACACCTCGCAACCCTCGCATTACAATGCGATTAAAGAGGTACTCGAGGGGGTCGGGGATTCGCAGTCGGTCGTCTTTGTGAAATTCCTGGGGTCGATCCCTTCGGGGGCTGTCTCGATTACTGGAGCCACGTCGGCGAAAGATCGAGACTCGATCATATCTAGATTCAAAAGCGGCGAGGTTAAAACCTTGTGGCTTACCTACGGCGTCGGGGCGTACGGACTTAACCTGCAGAATGCTCACCACGTAGTGTTTACTGAGCATTCATGGGACTATGCGCAGCGCGTTCAGGCGGAGGCGCGCGTGTTCCGTATGGGTCAAACCGAAACCGTTCACATCCATGACGTGATTTGCCGAAACGCGGGTTTGGAGGGACTAATCCGAAAGAATATCGGGAGGAAGGAGCAAACAGCGTTGCAGATCTCCAGAAAGATTAACGATTTGAAAGGGGTGCTATGAGTGAAGAATGGGTTTTAAATCCTGTTTTGAAACCGTTCGACATTGAACACGAGGCTTTACCCTGCGCACAAGGAAAGACCGTAAAGAAAAGGGGGATGTATGCTGAGAATAGCGCTTTGCTCTCCGGGATTGACGAGGCAGGATTCGAACGCGAGGAGCGTGGGCCTCGACTTTTTGGCGAGGCTGATCAAGCGGAAGTATAGGACGGAAGTCGAGTTCTATACCGTCCACGAAAGGGATTTGCTCCGTTTAGGGCCGCGTGATGTAGACTTTTTGCTTGTGAGCTTCGTAGGGTCGGGTTCCGCCTTGACTTATGCGAAGTCTGTGAGGTACCGAAAGCCCGCCCCGTTCACCGCCTTAGGCGGCCCCGCTATGCTGTTCCCCGCAGTCTTTCGCGATATGGCCGACGTGATCATGGTTGGCCGAGGGGAGGACGCCATTTTCAGAATGATCGACGGCGACTTCGAAGGCATGATGCGGCACGACTCCACGTTGACCGACGACTCCGTGCATATCGGTAAAACTACTCTCCTCTCTCCGGGGCAGGAAAGCGTCGGCTGCAAATTCCGTTGCGGGTTTTGCTCGTATAGTTGGATGCACACGTACAGTACATGTAAAACCTGCACATGCAAAGAGTACACGTCGAATCGCGTGGCCGGGGCGCCTGCCGCCGAACAAATGTTTAAAGACTTGCGATTCTCGATGCTCTCGACGTCCCCGTTCAAACGGACGATTGCGGGCCTTGACGTACTGACGCCGCTTGACGTGCGCCTCGTAAAAAAGCCGGTGTCCCTTGCTTTGGTGCGATCCGTTTTGTCCAAAATGGCCAAAGACGCGGCACGGGCCTACCAAGGCATGTACCAACTACGCTTATTCACTGTGACGGGTTACCCGTGGAATGAGGACGCTTGCGATTTATCATATTTGAAATCCGCGGTCAATAGCGTGGAGTTTCCCGAAGGTGTTTCGCTGATGATTGACACCACCTTAAACCATTTCATCCCGCAGATATGCACGCCGTTCGAGTGCTGTGCTGTGCGCCTAGAGAACATGAGAGAGCGCTTCGAGAATTATACGGAACCAAAGTGGCCCGAGAGAGGTGCGTTCATTCATATCGATAAGCACTTAATCCCGTCGCCTATGCAGGCAGTTCAACAAGTCGTCTTAATGCGATCCGACGACCCGCGAGTCGTGGAGGACGTTGCGACGGCAAAAAATGCCAATGACCTTGCTATCAAATACCCGGGATTATGTGGATGGCAGGACCAAAAGCCCGCGCCATGGATACGACGGAATAACGATAACTCCGGACGCGTCCTAAAGTTTTACAGTGAACTTGCCGCGTTCACCACGATCAATGCCCCTTTGCCTAAAGGGTACGCCGCGTTCACCGAGGAAGGCGACCGCTTCGGTATGCCCGTCGCGGACTTCGGGAAGCGCGAGAGTAAACGCCCTCGAACGATATCGAAATCTCTTTTGCAATCGCTATAAAATCGTTTGACAAATGCGGGCGGAGTGGCTATACTCCCGTGCAAAGTCGTTGCTTGACTTCTCCGTAAACCAGAAAAGCCCTTTTAAACCGTTCTGTTTAAAGGGGCTTTTCTTTTATGCGCCTGTTTTCACGCCGAATAGGATATTCGCTACCGATTGACGGTCGATCAAGCCGTTTTCGATTGCTTTTATGTAGTAGTCGAGAACTTTTGTTTCATCGAGGATCATTTCTTTATCGACCGAGCGCCACTGCGAGCGGAGGGCAACCGCGCTCGCGAGGGCCCAATTCTCTTGGTTCGGATGCGCGGCGCGCAAGTCGTCAACTACGGGACTGTCGTTTTGCAAGTGCTCACAAATGTAGACCTGAAGGATCGGTTTTAATAGCTTTTCCTCGACAAACCGACGATAGATCGTACACGTGTGTGCAAAGTCTGCAAAGCTCGCTTTTGCGGCCGAATAGCTCGCCTCGTATGTGCCCGAAAGGCATTGCGCAGGGACCCCGAGGGCCGCGCCCACTTGCTGCACAACGAGCTTATAAAAGCCTTCGAGGTTGGTGGACGGCGCCGTCGGCGAAAGCATTTGAACTTCCTCGTCGGGGGCTAAATGGTGTGAGCACCCTGGACGAATATAGTCGGTCGTAGAAATAAGGCCATCAAGCGCGCTCGGGTTTGGCGGCTGCACAATCGTGAACTCCGCGGGCTTCTCGGTCGGCTGTGTGCTTCCACCGGGGGTCGTTGGGACAAGTTGTGCGTTAAGATCGGCTTTTGAAAGCGCCGAGAAGGGATCGAGCGTTCGGTTTGTATTCGTCTTTACTACGTACGCACTACACGATTGAAGGATACCCATTTGAATCTCGCTTTCCGTATACGAGAGCGTACTCCACACCAAGTCTAAAACCGGAGAAATCACTGGAACCCCTCGGGGATAGCCCGCGCGATCCGGGCGATACACATGCAGAACGTTTGGCAGACCGTCTGGAGCTGTCAACGGGATACGGTCCCACGCTTTACGGTCATATAGATTGACGTTGTAGGGATTCGCGCAAAACCAAACATATTTTGGGCGGCCTTTCGCGTCCATTTCAACGCCGTCCACGATCAAACGATTTTTGTAGTAGAATCGACCGTCAACTGCGGCCGTAACAAAAAGCGGGTTGCGGACGTGATCCGGCTCGCGCACCTTCCAACTAGAATAACCATTTTGGTCCGTGATGCGGAATAGCCAACACTCGCCAGACACAAGCATAGTCTCGAAGACTTGTTGCTGTAGCTGGTAAAAGTCGAGATCGCGGTCGTAGTCGAAGCCCTTTAAAAGAGAGTTCATTTCGAAGCCCTCGACGACGCTTTTGTCCGAGAGTTCAAGCCGCAGGCCTGAACCGACCACGCCACGTACCAGCGTGTTCACAACGGCTTTTGCAATTGTCGAGGACATGGTGAGGATGCGCGACCGACTCACTAACACGGGGCGCGTTTTATAGTCGAGTTCTGCGCTTTTCGAACGGGCGAAAAAGCCCGCCATCGACTGCGCAACGAGGCTTCCGTTGCTTACATCACTATAACCGGACATTACCAACCCCCAAACACGTCAAACGAGGGAATACAAATTGCGGGGCTTGCGTAACTGTGCGTTTGCACATTTCGCGCGGATCGCCCGCACATAAGACCTTCAATTTCGTCGATACGAGCAAGAGCGCGATCGATCGAGTTGTCGAGCTTGTCGATATCAAACGCTGTAACGCTGCGATTGCCGAGTGAGTAGCTTTGCGCCTGCCCCGCAATCAGCGTCGTTTTGGCCTTTCTCGCTTCGTCGACGAATAAATATAAATACTCCCGCTCCTTTGCGTATTTCTCGAAAAGTGTGCTCGGGATTGTGCTATTTGTGGCCATCGTCCCCTCCATCCTTTGCAGTGACATTGACTTCGGCTTTTGCGCCCTTATACTCCCCTTTCAATTGAATATCCGTTCCTTTTAGCTTTATCTTTTCGATCGAACGAACGAGCACGAAAAGCGCTGAAAGTATGATCGCGCCAAGTATAACGAGATCGCGGGTAGAGTCTACAAGGTGCGAAAAGTCGAGGACGCAGCCTACCGCCATGATTACCATTACCGTCGTTACAGTGTAACGAAGCGAAACGTATTTACCGAAGCGCTTGCTTGCATCTAACATTGGGATGAGGACCATTAAAAAGATTGTAAGGGCGACCATAACGGCCGCCGCTGATTGAGGTGTGATCATTGGCCGACCTCGCTATGCAATGCGCATTGCAACGAATTGCACGCTCGTCGTGGAACTCTGCGGAACGTGCGTGACGTCTGACATTAAAACCCAAGTGCCTGAATCCACATAGTAGACGGGGCTTGATGTGGAAAACCCGCGTGTGATTCCGATGGTCTTCGTTGACGTTGCGTGAAACGATGTTCCTGGTATGCCGTCGCCGAGGTAGTCGCGGCGAGCGTAGAAGGCGAGGATCGTTCCGACGTGCGTCGAGAGGGCGTTCCCCTCACGCCCTATTCCCGGCATGACAGGATAAGCGCGGACGGGCCCCGATGTTTCGGAGTCCCACGCATAGTATTCGCCGATATACGCGCGGCCCCACATATCGGTCTCGCTGCCTAGTTCCTGCGCGCGATCATTATAGGGCAGGAAATCGGATTGACACGAAACTGTGTCTCCTGTGCGAGCGGCGATCGTGTTTGTTTGCATCGTAAGAGCGGCGACGCCGCCCGCGTGAATTTCACGAAAAGGCTTCGATGTACTCCCGATGTTCGTCTCCGTGCCTGTATGCGGAAGAATATCGCAGTACACGTCGATCCAATTCTGGACGTTGTTCGAGTAGAATTTTGCACAGGGGTTGCTAAAATCCCCAATAGTGACCAGGTTTTGAAATTCCTCAGTCTGCGATAGAGTCACCAACGAAACGCCATCGAATACACACAAGGAGACCGCGGGGGCGTTATAGTCATACATTGGTCGTGTGTGTTCGATCACGAACGTGTTCCCATTTGCGCGCATGTTCGCGATCCGCTGCTCGTCGTCATTGGCGAATGTGGCGGTACTGTCCTCAAAAAGAAGCGAATCCCCGATGCTCACCATGCTATTGAAATACTTCTCACCGTAGATGCTTTGTGTGTCCCCCGCATACGGATTGCCCGCGGAGTGGGCAGTCATAAAACGCTCGGCATCGCCGTAGGTGAGGTAATTCGAGAGGGCAGTCGTGGCCTCTACGGTCGTGGCATTCACGAGCTGCACGGCAAGAGATACCGTCACAAGGACGTCGAGGCGGAGAGAGGACGCTTGCGGCACGTAAAGGGCTTTTGCGGCGTCCGAAACGGCGCAAAGTGTTTTGACTGTAGGGTCGTTCGCCGTGTGGGCAGTGATCCATACTGTGCGGATCGCTAGCATTGAGGATTGCGAGGGAAGCCCCGCCACAATGCGCGCAACGTCGCCGACAGCCCCCGCGTGCTGAATATTCCCTGCGATGTCGATCGTGGGGGCCGTCGCGACCGTCATTGCTTTGAGTTGCTCAAGCGTTCTAACAGAAGTCGAACCAAACGCGCCATCGATAATAAGGGCGTTTGTCGCCGTTGCCGACGCGATAAGCGTCGCGCCCTCGTCCGTGATCGTTGAAATTGCAAATGCCATCCCGCTACCTCGTAATATAAGTGTAACCCGTAGAGATTATAATTTCGGTTGCTTCAACTTGCGCCCCCGAAATCATTCGACATGTGGCTGTTATATCATTATCGGATTCATTTACAACCACATTCGAGACATGCTCCGTAGTCGGCACAAACTCGGAAATATACGCGACAAAGCGGGCAAGAAATTTTTCATACTCGCCAAGCGTTTCGAGATTCACGTCAACACGAATCGAAAACAAATGCGCCGCCTCGTTCACCGCCTCGACATTTATATCATAGTCATTCAAGCAATACGCAATAATATCGGTTAAGCCGCGAGGGGTCGCAACCTTGCTATAATTACAATATAAATTATAAAGGAATTGAGCTTTAACGTCGTGGTCTATATCCGACCAAAAAGGGATAGGGGAGAGCTCTCCGAAAAGCTGTGCGAGTTGGGATTCGCTGCACGCCTTCAATGCGGCGAGGGAAAACGGCGATTCACACGTAGAAATGCCGCGCGCCATGGAATTATAAATTCGAGTGAGCGCAAATAGTAACCAGTGATTAATCGCATTTCTTGGCTCGTTTGTGTAAAGACCATTCGCATTGGGCTTTGTCAAAAAGCCCCCGAATTTGAACGGGATCAATTCTGAAAGATCGGCGTCGGTGTACCTCATATTTAAACCCTCGTCAATTCAAGCGTGAATTCGATTTGCGGGTATTTCGTCGGCGAAACGGTCGTGAAAACCTTGCCGCCGAGGGACGCCTCCAACAGGCGATAGGTGCGCAGTTTATCAAACGTCGAGGCATCGATCCCGAGTTCGTCGGCAGTCCCCAACTCCGCGAGGGGCGTAGTTAGGGCCTTTATCACTTCCGCGCCTGTGACTGTGTCTCCAATTTGCCATCTCGAATTCAACGAGTTTCGGACAGTCTCGCAGTACGTTTCGATCAAGGAAGTACTGAGCGCCGCCGAATATACCCCAATGACACGCGCCGTGATAAGCGTTTGACCAGCGAGATTAACCGGATCGACGATTTGCGCAAGCGTCGTCACTTCGTCGTTTAAAGCCGCCTTTGCTGCCTTCAACGCGATTTGGTCGCCTGAGTAGGGGAGTGTGCTTGCAAACGGGACCACGCGAATGTAACTCGTGACATGCCCGTCAACGAAGCCTTCGTCGAATTGGTTCAAGGTGTAAACGCTTTTAATCTGGGGGTGCGAGTCAAGCAGCGCATTATTTATCGTCGATCGGATGCCCGCAATCTTTGCAAAACGGCGAGCTTTGATGAACTCGCGAAAACGATCGTCACCTTCCTCGGTGTAGGGGAATTCGCCGCCGTCGGGGTACATTGGCGACTGCAACGCCGCTTTGAACCAAGGGGTATCCTCGGCGACTAGGGCGGCAACGGCTTCCCGCAAGTCCTCAACGGGGATCGGTCGCGCAAGAGGTGAAATCGTTTCGAGGACGATCGGCGAACCTGTGGTAGAGCGTAACGGGAAAGTGAACGCTTCGAGGGGGTGAAAGTCTACCCCCGCCAAAGTGAATACGTCCGCAGGCGTGATCGTATGCCCGGACTTCGACGAAAGCGAAACGTCAATGCGTCGGGGGGTCTCTGCAGTTTCCCGCGTAACGCCGTACATTTCGCCGATTGCGTCGAGAGCTGTCCCTTGTGCCGTCGAAAGCTGAGTGTTCATATAGCCAGCGTTCAAGCGGTTCGTCGCAGCCGATAACGCAAGTGTCATGATGTTTGACAGTATTTCTTCCTCGCTTCCGACCGTCATTTGTTGGCCCGTGTCTGAGAGATACTGATCGCGAAAGACATCAAGTATTTCCTGCGGTGTGAGTTCAATTAATTTCATGTCATTCACCTACAACGCTTATATTATAAACAAAATGACCGCTGCCGTCGGCGGAGACTGTGAGTGCGTTCAACGTGACTTCTGGGTAATAAGTGGCTAGCTGGAGCGTAATTTCACGACGGATCGTGGCGCTTGCGGGGTTATCGACTGCAACTAGTCCGAAATCCCTCGACATTGGTGTCGAACCTTTTACAATTTGTAAACAATTATTTATCGCTTGCGCTTTTGTTTCGAACATGGCACCCACCTTTAAAATCGGACATTAATCTTTGATGTTTGCGGTGAAACGATCGTATTCTCCCGAAACGTAATTGAGACGTTCGCGGACTCAACGACCGCCACGGTATCCACTACGAGTCCAATAGTAACAGACTCAATAATAATGTCACCAAAAGGATAACCAGAATAAAAAAGACCTCCACTTTTGCCCACGGTGTCCTCGTATTTTTGGATGTATTGCAAAACGTCACCATGCAATGAACTTTCGATATTAAAAGTGAAAGTGTAATTTGCGGGGACGGGTTTCCGAAATACCGCCGTCGCTTGACTTGTGTGTGTACCGTCAATCTCACGACGTGCGCGCGTTTCTGCGGAGTATGACACCGAAAACGACGCCGCCGAGGGGACGGGGACGGCAACATTATCAAACACGAAACCCGTCACAAGCTCGCCGTTGCGGTATTCTGTATCCTTCAACGTCGCCATAGCTCACCCCAATTTAATCAACGACGGCGTAATTTCCGCAGCGGCGCCGCTTGCCGCAGCCGATACAATCGCGGCGCAATCTACCGCTGTGAGAGTCATTGCGCCCGTGGCAGCTGATGAATCTATCGACGAGGACGTCAAGGTACCCAATGCTGTTATATTCTCAGTCGTATCAATCGAATTGTAAAAGGTCGCGGCGCCTCGCCCCTCGACGTCGCCTGTTACTGTGAGATCGTGATCTACCTTTAACGCATACTTGAAGTAGTGCCCGAAATCGTGGCCGTCCTCCGTCATGACTAGCAATGCACCAACCCCCGATATATCGTCGAGGACGCCGAGGAAAACGTCGCCGACGGCAATATCACTCGTGCTTCTGCGATTGAGCGGGGGCAACAAAAAGCGGCCCTTTATTTCGGGCGTGCATACCGAAGCCGCAATAACTTCAAGCTCACTATTTGTAATTTCAACAATTTTATAAAATCCGATTGCCATTGTATTAATCCCAATGCGTCAACATTAGTTTTACAAGTTCGTCCTCGGCCGGAAAGGGTCGAACATTTTTAACTTGTTCGGCGTTGGCTTCTCGCGCTTCTGGCGTTGTCATTGTAACAATTTCGGGAGTCGTTTCCGTTGTACTTTCTTTCTTTTTCTTTGCCATTATATAGACCCTTTAACACATGATAACAAAAGCGCGCCAGACGTGCGAGCGCGCTGTTTTAGGTTGCTTTTTTAATTGTCATGACAGCAGAGCAATAACAACTTGGGCCATTGTTAGTCGCATATGCTGTGCCATTGTAATTTGTTATTGTAAAATTTTTCGTACTCG